CGGTGTATACTCTGTAACGTTAGAAGAACTAAAACAAAATCATGGTTTACTTGTTGAAGGTAGCTGGGAACATCTTGACTTTGATGAAGATACAAAAACTTTTATGAAACATCTCATACAAAACAATTATGATTTATTAAAAGAAGCAGATATCAAAATACTTACGTTGCATGGATCAAAAGGAAAAGAATGTGATAACGTAGTTTTATTTACAGACTTTGGTGCAGATGAATATCAAAGTAATTTTATTGAAGGTGAGTTTGAAAAGTCACCAGATAATGAACACAGATTATTTTTTGTTGGTGTAACAAGAACCAAACAAAGACTTTATTTATTACAATCAGAGGAGGGTATGGGTTATGTCATATAAATCATTAGACAAACAAGTTCAAGGAAGTCACTATCAAGATTTTAAAATTCAGCCAGCTGAGTTTATAAATCAAAACAAATTGCTTTTTGCGGAAGGGAATGCTATTAAGTATATCTGTAGGCATTCTAGGAAAGGTAAACACTACGATATTAAAAAAGCAATTCACTATTTAGAAATGATTCTGGAAAGAGATTATGGAGAATTTATTTAACGAAGAAATATGGAACTCTCCAGAAGAGTTCAAAGATTTAAGTAGTTATAAATATATAGCTATTGACTTAGAAACAAAAGATCCTGATCTTAAAAAGATGGGTTCTGGTTCTGTAAGAGGTAATGGTGAAATAATTGGTGTAGCTGTTGCAGTGGATGGTTGGTCCGGATATTATTCTTTTGGTCATGAACAAGGTAACTTCTTTGCAAAAGAAGCTGTTATGAAATGGGTAAAAGATATTTGTGCTTTACCATGTCCTAAAATATTTCATAATGCAATGTATGACGTATGTTGGTTACGATCATATGGGGTAAAAATAAATGGAATCATTGTAGATACAATGATGATGGCCGCTGTATTGGATGAGAACAGGTTGTATTACTCATTGAATTCATTAGCTTTTTTAGAATTAGGTAAAGTTAAAGACGAAAAAGCTTTACAAGATGCAGCAGATAAAAGAGGCATAGATGCAAAATCAGAAATGTATAAACTACCTGCATCCATGGTTGGAGCATACGCAGAAAAAGATGCTGAACTAACTTTAGAATTATTTAAAAAATTTTCAGGGCAGATAAAACAACAAAGTCTACAAAAAATATTTAACTTAGAAACAAATCTATTTCCAATGTTAGTAGATATGAAATTTAAGGGCGTTCGAGTAGACGTTGA